GGGCTTATCAGAATGGAGTGAAGATCGACTTCTCTCGACCGGGCAAGCCGACCGACAACGCGTTTGTCGAGTCATTCAACGGGACTTTCCGCGCCGAGTGCCTCGACGCCCACTGGTTCAATGATCTGCGGTAGTCTCCACCATCACAGGAACCGTGCAGGTATTCAACTACTTCAGAGACCGCGCACACATCATCATTCGTGTCCAGCAACAACATGGGGATGATGGGTGATCCTCGTTATCAAGGAATGAGTTTGACCGTCATGTATGTTGTCAATGCCGGTCGCCGTCCAATCACAGTCACGAGTGTGGGAGCATATCGGCTTTTTCCGCACAATCCTTTTGTCGTTACTGATACTAGACCCCGATGTCCATGCGAACTGACTGAAGGCAAGCAACAGACGATCATCATAGATCAGGAAGGTTTAGATTTATCCATCATGGAGTCATGGGAAGCATATACGAGCACGGGAAAGACGTATCGCTTGGCTGTAGTTCCTTGGTATAGCCGCCGGTGGAATCGCCGGAAGTTTCGCCGCAAGGCCATTGCAGAAGGCAAGGAAAAGAAGGCTGCACTATCTGTTGAGGAATGAAAACCGGGGATGACGGGACGTACCCCGAGTATTTTCTCAGAGAGTTAAGGAAAACAAGTGTAACGTCCCGTCTGTCCCCGGTTTTTTTGTCCCCGGTTTTTATGCCTCCGCCGCCCACCCTTAGGTTTCCGGGACGGACCGGCGTTGCGTCACGTTCACATCTCGCGCATGACAATCATCAAAACTTCAACTTCTTATTTCGCCTGCGCTAGCCCCGCAACAACTGCGGCAACCTTGTCGAGTATCTGGTTCCAGCCCTCCACACTGTGATCGCATTCCATTCGCCGGACGGAGCCCATGAAACCGGACTGTTCCCTCCTTCCGCGATTACGCGCTTTGTCCAAAGTGGGGCAGTTCGGCGAATGGCAGGTAGTCTTATACGGTCAAGGTTCGTCCTTTACGGGCCGGTTGTGTGCAGTACGAAAGAGCGACTGCGCGATTCAACAGGCCCATCGGCGCTTGCAGCGCAAAGCGAGTAAGAAGGAAATGATCACTAGGCCGGGAACACTCGAATTTGCCAAGTACGTGATTGTGTTTACGACCCGCTCCAGCGGTTCGACGGCGGACGTTCTGAGACTTTACGGTATGCGTTGGCAGGATTGAACTGGTGTTTAAGCGACTGAAGAGCCTTGCCCAGCTGGGGCACGTGCCCAAGCATGACGACCGCAGTTCCCGCGCTTGGCTTTATGGGAAATTGCTTGTCACGCTTCTGGCACAAAAATTGATTCGCATCGGGCGCGATATTTCCCCCTCGGGCTACCCACTCTCGGCGCGGGAGGCCATGTAGTCCGTCGCGTGAATTCAGTTTCGCGCTTCACCAGATCCAGCAAGCTATCGAACCGAACCTCTCCTTGCAGCAAACGCTTTATTCATGGAATCAGATTGCCCAAGCTCTTGCGAAAGCGCCTTGACTTTGTCAGCGCCCCGAGCTTAGTTGAAAGTCATTCCATTCTCGTATCCACAGCTGCAGTTCCTTATTAACTGCGCCGGAAAAATCAAGCGCATGCCCACGGTCACCATGCCGGAAGAAGAATGGGCCGAAGTCGTGGACACGAACCTCACCGGAACCCTGCGCGCGTGCCAGGTCTTCGGCAGGCACATGTTGGAGCGTGGCTACGGCCACATTGTCAACATCGCATCTCTCAACAGCTTCGTTGCGCTCAACGAAGTCGCTGCATACGCAGCCAGCAAAGCGGCCGTTGTTTCGCTCACGCGCTCGCTTGCCGTGGAGTGGTCAAAGAAGGGCGTTACGGTGAACGCCATCGCGCCCGGCGTCTTCCGCACCACCCTGAATGCAGACATGCTCGACAACACGCCGCGCGGCCAGGAACTGCTGACACGGACGCCGATGGGGCGCTTTGGCAGGACCGAAGAACTCGTCGGAGCTGCGGTCTACCTATGCTCCGATGCCGCATCCTTCGTTACCGGGCAGACTCTAGTTGTCGACGGAGGATTTCTGGCCAGCGGCGTCAATCAATAGGCGGGCGGGCGAAATACGCGAGGGCCTAGAATGATGGGAAACCGGACCACCAGTTTGCCTAGCAGAGAAAGTGAGGGCTGTAGACGCACGGGAGCAGTAGTCGGACATTTTCTCCAGTCCGGTTTATGGGCAGAAAATCGCAGATTGACGGGCTTTTCCCGAAGATTTCAGGAAATGTGGGGCCGATTTCTCTGCACTTCAGACTGCGTGGCGGAGCGCGCAGTCTGGCGCTAACCTTTCTCTGCCTGAATTCCCTGCTAACAGGGAAAAATACAGGGAAATTTGCGCGATTTTGCTCTCGAAAATCGCACTCTGGTTCTCTAAATCGCTCATTCCAGTGACCAAACTGGGTGGCCTCGTGCGAAACGGAGCAAATCAGAACAGGGAAGTAGCAGGGAAAGAAATCGTCGTTTGAGCGAAATAACAGGGAATTTTTTGATTCAGCGCGATGGTGGTGGAGCGAAACCAAACTGGCGGCGCTGCTCGGACCAACTGAGAGGAATCTTGTTCGTGAGCCTGGCAAAGGTGAGATCGTCCGGCTGGTGTCCTTCAAGAATGCGTTCGACAATATCGGGTGCCAGAAAGGCACATTCGAAGACCCTGCCGACGTATCGTTCCGTCATTCCGGCGTGCCGTGCCAATGCCCTTTGATCGAGTGCCTTGCCCTCCAGCACCGTCTCGTACCAGCTATGCGCTCGCGCGAGAGCTTTCAGCAGTGCAGGTTTTGTCTTGGAAATCGATTCGATCGTGGGGTTCGGCGGAACTACGATATGAACCACGCCACCGTACCTCTTCAACTTCGCCGCGATCGTCAACGAGATCAGGTCGCTGGTGTCGGTCGCTGGCTCGTTGGTGATTGGCTTTCCACCGTTCGTGAGCAACCGGCGGAGTTCGTTTCTGTCAATCGCCATCTCGATCTGATCTTCGCCGATGACGATTCGTCGCAGGAAGGAGGGGAGTAGTTGTCGAAGATCACTTGACGAAAGCGAGCTCAACTTCTCGGCGAGTTTCTTCGCTGCGGTTACCTGCTGGCGGAGTTTTGCTGGGGTTTGTCCATCGGCTCCCAACGTGTCATAGACATCGGCATCGGACTTCAAGAACCGAATGAGCCGTTCGAGCACACGGCTTTCAATCTCGTGCGCTGGCAGACGCGTAACTCCGGTGTGCGGTTCGCCGGGCCTCTCGACGACGCCCTGAGACACGTAGTAGCGATATCGTCTTCCGTGCCTGACGGTGAAGGATGGAGTGAAACGGTTGCCGAGAGTGTCCCCAATCAAGCCGGTGAGCAAACTCGACGCACTCTCTAGCGCACGTTTGTGCCGTGCCTTCAGGTTGCTGTCGAGCTGCGATTGCACCTTCTGCCAGAGGTTTTGGGAAATGATCCCTTTGTGCTCGCCTCGATACCACTTGTCTCGATGACGGATCTCACCAATATAGAGTCGATTTCGAAGCAGGGCGTACAGTGCTCCACGGGCGAAGGCGACTCCGCCCAGTCGAGCACCGGTTCGGGTTGTCCAGATCTTGCTTCGAATCTTCTCGCGATCCAGTTGCTCCGCGAGCCTGCGAACACAACCCAGCTGTATATAAAGAGAGAAGATCTTCGAGACCACCTGAGTCTCTTTCGGATTCGGAATCAGCTTTCGGCCGTCAAGGTTGTAGCCCAGAGGAACGATACCTCCCATCCACATGCCTTTCTTCTTCGAGGCCGCGATTTTGTCGCGAATACGTTCGCCGGTCACTTCCCGTTCAAACTGTGCAAACGAGAGAAGGATATTCAGAGTGAGCCGTCCCATAGAGCTCGTGGTATTGAACTGCTGGGTGACGGAAACAAATGACACTCGTTTGGCGTCGAGCGTTTCGACGATCTTGGCGAAGTCGGCCAGGCTGCGGGTGAGACGATCGACCTTATACACGACGATGACATTGACCTTGCCGGCGTCAACATCTTGCAGCAGACGTTTCAGAGCTGGTCGTTCTATGGTGCCGCCGGAATAACCGCCATCGTCGTAGCGGGAGGGAAGGATCTTCCAGCCCTCATGTTTCTGGCTGCTGATGAAGGCCTCGCAGGCTTCCCGCTGGGCGTCGAGAGAATTGAACGACTGTTCGAGCCCTTCCTCGGACGATTTCCTGGTGTAGACGGCGCAGCGTATGACTCTTGGTTCGGAGTTCATTGGGCATCCTTATTATTAGGTTCTCTAGAGCTAGGTGTTCCGGAGCGATCATTCTTGATTCCAAAAAATGCTGGCCCGGACCAGCGAGTGCCGGTGATCAGGCGAGCGATTTGAGAGAGGCTTTTGTAGCGGCCACCCTTGTACTCGTAGCCCTTGGCTTCGACATTGACGAGATGAACCTGGTTTCCCCACTCGCGTATCAGGCGAGTTCCTGGTTTCAGACTGGGCTTTGGCTTGACTAAATCGTTGGAGCCTTCTGCGAAGCCTTCGGCCAGCTGCCGAAGGCGGTTCCGAGTTGCCGCCTTCAGAGATCCAAAAGCTTGCTCTTGAATGCGGTAGGCGAGGATCGGGATCATCAGATCCCGGCGAAGTTTGGCAGGTGGAGCGGAGCCGAAAAACTCGCTCCACGCAGTGTAGAGCTGTTCTCGACTAAGAGTAGGTAAGTCGGCGAGGCGTCTTTCGACTGAATTCGGCATCAATCCTCCAGTCGAACATTGACGCTTCCTTTTGCAAAAAGTTCAAGTCAATTCCAGTTTGTCCGTTGGGCGCGACTGCGGCCGAAAGAGCATAAATGGCAACTCTCGCTCTCCACACGAGTCGAGGCCAAAGGGATGGTGCCGAGGGCGGGAAAGAATGCTTACTCGCCGCGTCCTTGCTTCCCGTCTTTCTTCAATCTCTTTGCCCTGAGTTTCTTACCTAGGGTTTTCCAATAATCTCGCTGACGTTGGTGACGAGAACACTCGGGTGAGCAGAACTGCTGGCCTGCACGTTCGATCTCGAAAAAATCCCGGCACTGGGTGTTTGCGCAAATTGCCGTATCGTGCCGATGAAGAACCTCTCGTCTGAGAATCTCATAGAGCAGCGGCCGAATTCCGTACCTAATACTGGAGTTCATCTCCAAGACATTTGGGAAAGCCACTTGGGGAAAAACATTCACCAGTTCGCACAGCACGATACGTGCGTCAATATTTGGTGGGAGCAGCACATCCTGACCGCTACTAAGTCCCTCGATTCGTTTAAGTGAATGGGCAGTGAGTCTCCATAAAGGCTCTGTTTTTTGTTCCCGACGCTGCCGTTCCCATTGCCGAGGCCAGTCGGCGACGTCGGTGGCAATTTCTTGGATTAGCGACTGCGCCTCCACATAGTCGAATCTGGAATTTCCCAACAGCATGGCCAGTCCGAGGGCCGCCCGGTAAATCAAGCGTTCTCTCCTCAATTCGTTGAGGTCTTGAATCGCGGTAACCGCGATGCTTCGATCCTCGCCCGTCATTTTTACGGATTCAGCCACCACCGGCCCAAAAGAACGAACAAATGCGACGAGTTTCTCGTCGGTGTCAGCGTTGGCGAAACGAATGTGAGGTGAATCCTTTCCCGTATTTTGTTTGCCTATGGAGCGATCCTTTCGGGCAATTCGATACTGGCTCAAAAAGTCTGAAGGGGCTTCCCGTTCGTCATGGCTAATTCTTAGGCACCCAGCAACTTGCAAAGCAGAGCCCGCAGATTCCACTTTCATGCCGCTTTTTCGAGGAAAAGGTTGCGCCCATTGACCCCACTGGGAACCTGGAAACCGTCTGTTGTGCTCTACATATGTCATACAACAAAGTAGAGCACGTCTTTGCTATTGTGGCAAGCATTGAACGGGTGAAAACAGCAGATACACCCGAGAGAGGGAATTCCGCAGACATGAAAGAAACAGCACCCACGATTCGGTATCTGGCGATCAGCCAGCTGAAGACCAATCCCAGTAACGCGCGAACTCATTCGAAGCACCAGGTGCGCCAGATCGCCGCCAGCATCAAGGAATTTGGCTTCGTCAACCCAGTTCTCATCGACAAGAACAACATGGTGGTGGCGGGCCACGGACGCATGGCAGCCGCACAGTTGCTGGGCCGCTCTCAGGTGCCAGCACTTCGCCTTGAGAACCTGTCGGACGATCAGGTGCGCGCTTACGTGGTCGCCGACAATCGATTGGCCGAAAAAGCCGGTTGGGACAAGTCGATTCTCGCAATCGAGCTGCAGCACCTAATCACAATCGACGACTTCGACGTCACGATTACCGGCTTCGAAGTTCCCGAGATCGACTTGCTCCTGGCAGAATCGAACGATCAACCGGACGGCGATGATGTCTTCGAAATGTCCGAGGCTCTTCAGTCGATCAGCCGCCCCGGCGATCTCTGGCAACTAGGGAGGCACCGCATCTTTTGTGGAAGCGCACTACGGCGGGAATCGTATTCCCTTCTCATGGAAGCGCAGCAGGCGAACGTAATATTTACGGACCCACCGTACAACGTTCGCATCGACGGCCATGCCAGCGGTAAGGGCAAGGTTCGCCACGCTGATTTCCAGATGGCTTCGGGCGAGATGGACAAGTTCGAGTTTGTTTCGTTTCTGACAAAGAGTCTTGGGCTCATGGCGCGGCACAGCACAAACGGCTCGATTCATTTCATTTGCATGGATTGGCGGCATATCGGGGAGCTGCTCGAAGCCGGCATCCAGGTTCATGATTCCTTACTGAACATCTGTGTCTGGGTGAAGAACACCGGTGGAATGGGGTCTCTCTACCGTTCGCAGCATGAACTGGTTTTCGTTTTTCGACACGGCAAGAAGACACACCGAAACAACGTCCAGCTCGGCCGGTTCGGACGCAATCGTACGAACGTCTGGCAATATCCGGCAATCAACACGCTCTCAAAGAACGGCGAAGAAGGCAATCTTCTGGCGATGCATCCGACGGTAAAGCCGGTGGCCATGATCGCAGATGCGCTGCTCGATTGCTCAGCGCGTGGTGATGTCCTCCTGGATGGGTTCCTGGGTTCTGGGTCCACTCTGATTGCGGCGGAGCGTACGGGAAGATGCTGCTACGGAATAGAGCTCGATCCACTGTATGTCGACACGGCGATCAAACGGTGGCAGCGCCACACTGGTGACCACGCAGTTCATGCAACGACCGGAAAACGGTTTGATGACGCAGCCGTTGAAAGATCGGAGGATTATGTCGACGAAAGATGATACGGAATATTCCGTCGGCTTCATGAAGCCACCTCGACACACGCAGTTCAAGCCGGGGCAATCCGGAAATCCTCACGGGCGCCCAAAGAAGACAGATACGATCGCAGATGTTCTGCGAAAGGAACTCAACAGCCGCATCACCGTTGTGAAAGACGGGAAGCGCCGGCGGTTGCCGATGCTCCGGGCAATCATCAAGCAGAACCTGAATCTGGCGGCAAAAGGGGATAGCGCGGCCTTCGGCAATTTGCTGAAGGCACTAAAAGCCCATCGGCCCGACGGCGGAGACAACCTCCTTGCTCTAACACAGGAGTTTCGTGCAATTCATGCGCAACACGAGGCATCGGATCAGGAACGACACAAGGTCTTAGGGACTGACGAGGCCAAGAGCGAGACGAAGGAGCAGCAGGGAATCGATCACGTGACGAAGGACGAGTAGAAATGCCGACTTTCAATTTCGGTTCCTTGGCGGAACGATTCGCCATGCGGCCGCCCGAAAAGGACTGCCCGATCAATATCCTCGAAGGTGCGGTCCGTAGCGGTAAGACCTGGTGTCTTCATCCGAAGGCTCTTTCCTGCTGTCGGTACAACGTGGACGGTCGCAAACTCATCAGCGGAGTCTCGAAGCAGAGTATTTATAACAACGTTTTAACCGATCTGTTCGAAATCATCGGCCCACGCAACTACAGCTTCAACCGGAATTCAGGTCAGCTTCGACTCTGTAACACAGATTGGTTGGTCATCGGCGCGAAAGACGAAGGCTCGGAGAAATATATTCGCGGCCTGACGGTGGGCGTAGCCCTCTGCGACGAGCTCAGTTTGATGCCGCAGAGTTTCTTCCAAATGTTGCTCAGCCGCATGTCCCCGGAAGGCGCTCGGCTCTACGCTACGACCAATCCCGATAGCCCGTATCACTGGCTCAAGGCTCATTACCTCAACAACCAGGACCTCCGGGATAAGAAGATTCTTTGGTCGGATCATTTCACCATGGCCGACAACCCGAATCTGACGGAGGAATTCGTCGAATCCCAGAAACGACTCTACAGCGGATTCTTCTACAAGCGGTTCATCGAGGGACTGTGGGTCGTCGCCGAAGGCGCCATCTACAAGGATTCCTGGTCCGAAGCCCTGCTTTACGACTTGCAAGACGAACCAAAATCGCTTCGGCTCCGGAATGGCCACCAACAACGGGTCATCGCCGTTGATTACGGTACGACCAATCCGATGGTCTTTCTCGATATCTACGATGACGGCAAGGTGTTCTGGATAACACGCGAGTATTATTGGGACTCGGTCGTGCAAATGCGACAGAAGACGGATGCCGAATATGCTGATGATCTGGTTGAATTCATCGGCTCCCAGAATAATGCAAAGGTAATCATTGATCCGTCAGCCGCATCGTTCAAAGCTGAAATGATGAAGCGCGGCATTTGGCACCTGGATGCTGACAACGACGTGAATGACGGCATTCGAGTCGCGTCGATGGTGCTGAATCAGCGAATGGTGCGGTTTTGCCGCCAGGGCGTTCCCAAGACGATCCAGGAGATGCAGACCTACGCGTGGGACACCAAGGCAGCCCAACGCGGCGAGGAAAAACCCTTGAAGATACACGATCACGGTCCCGACGCGTTTCGCTATTTCGCCAAGACCGAAGTCCCATTTTGGAGGTTGGGTTGGGGAGGTTCATGACGACCCCTCCACGATCCCGAATCGCCCGTTTACGAACTCACGGACGATTACGACGGTCGCCGCGCATTAGTCAAGAATTTCTTCATGCTCCTGGACTCGTACCAAAACCATCCTGAAGCGAAAAGCCTTGGCCCGGACGGAAGAGCTTGCGAATTCGACACGCGCGGATTATTGCGACACGCGCATGTGTACGCGAACTGGCCGCCGATTTACATTGGAAAAGAGTCCGACAAACACTGGGAAGAGGGCGAAGATTTGAGTTTGCTGGACTTCAAAGCCATCGAGTACAAGCGGAAAGGAAATGCCGTTGCGGATGATGAGCAACTAGCGAGCATCGCGAAGGTTCCCAAGCGCGAGTTCATGCGCCGTGGGATCAACCAGCACACGCTGGAGAAAATCTGTAGCAAAGAGCCTGTGCGCGCTATCAAACTGGCGAAATGTTTGAAAATTCTCGAAGGATGTGGAATCTGGAATCAGTAACTACCGGGCGAGTGCCAACCTACAGCCGTATCCTGGTTTTCCCCAACCATGAATATGTCACTCCTGCCCTGTTCGTCACGCTGATACAAGGCACCTTCATAGAAGATCCCGATAACACTCTAGCGCGACGCGAACCAGTTGACTCCGAGTGCGTACTTCGGTCTTTCCAAACAATTGCTGGATCGTGTTCTTGACTACACTTTCGGAAACGTTTAGGCGCGATGCTATTTCCTTGTTCGCCAAACCTTGAACGAGCAACCGGAGCACTTCAGACTCACGGTTGTTCAAGGGTGCCCTTTCCCTGTGATCGGACCCTCCTTGGGTCAAATCCTCGGCGTTTCGTTCCTCTGTGACATCGGCGATGATCGCAGCTAGCTTGGGGGTTGCTCCTTCTTTGTAGCTGGAGAACCAAACATCCGCCAGAAACGACTCTCCGTTGCCCCGATGCCCTCGGCATTGCATTGATGTCCTGAATTGTGGCCCCTCTTCCCAGCGCAAAGCATGATGCAACTCGGGCAGATACGCCGCGATTGGATGCCCGATTAGATGCCCGTCCCGTGGGGCCATCAGTTCAGTTGCCGCTTGGTTGGCAAGTTCGATGAAGCCACGATCGTCAACCGTGACAATTGCCGCCGGACTTGTTTCCACCAGGACGCGCAATCGCTCCTGCGATGCCAATCTCAACCGACGATTGCGCAGCACTTCGGAGATGAACAGCCCGGAACCGACCAGGGCCAGCGCCTCGAAGCTGGCACGGATCGGAGCGTCTACTGGGTCCAGGTTGCTGAAGCGCTCGCTAAGTAGCGCGCAAGCGATACCCATGATAACAATCGCCCACCTTGGCAAGAACCCGGCCGCGAGCATGATGGGAAACAAGTAGAGAAAACCGAGCGAAACGTATGGCTTTGTCCACCAATCCACGATTGCGATCGCCAGGACGATGACCGCGCTGGTGAGCACAACGACGGTCCGGTTCCGTGGTTCCCAGATCCATTCCAAATTCAACATAGGTCTCGATTGATCGGTGATTATCCCATTACTAGGCGGTGCCCCCAAGCCAATCAAACGATTATCAGAAAGATTAGGGATTTCGGAATCGAGAAATTTACGCTTCCGTCGCGACTTCGCGCGTGGTTCTGACCATTCGTCAGGCCGAATCAAGCGATTGGTTCGGTGGGTACGCTCCCCGGAATCGAAATACTTCCCGCTTACCCGTTTGAGTGTCTCCCGATAACTGGAAATTAAGGATACACAGGGCTCATACCCCAACGCGATGCCCGTGGGAGCAATGAATGATCCGCCGTGTCGTTGATTTTGCTCTCGATAACCGCCTGCTCGTTCTCGCCTTTGCACTGCTGCTCTTCGCAGGGGGAATTGTCGCGTTCCATGACCTGCCGATCGAAGCTTATCCCGACGTAGCCGACAATTACGTTGAGATCGTTACACAATGGCCCGGAATTTCGGCGGAACAAATCGAACAGCAGGTGACGATTCCGCTAGAAATCGTCATGAACGGCATCCCGCATGTTGTGCACCTGCGTTCATTTTCACTCTTCGGACTGTCAGATCTGAAGCTGGTCTTCGACGACGAATCGGACAACGACTGGAACCGGGAGCGGGTTCTGGAGCGGCTCAGCCAGGTCACCCTGCCGCCCAATGTGTCACCACAGATGCAAACCGACTGGAGCCCAGTAGGTCAAATCTATTTCTTCACCCTGCACAGCACCAATCCCGCCTATGACCCGATGGAACTAAAGTCCATTGAAGACTGGGTCATCGAAAAGAATTTCAAATCTGTGGAGAACGTTGTCGACGTGGCCAGCTTCGGTGGCCCCACGCGCGAATACCAGGTGCGCCTAGACCCCGACAAACTTGTCTCTTACGGCCTGAGCCTGGCTCAAGTGGAGCAGCAACTCACGAACAACAATGCGAATGCGGGTGGCAGCTTCATCCAGGAAGGCTTGCAGCAGATTAACGTGCGCTCCATTGGATTGGTCGACCGCGCCCAGGACATTGAACAGACGGTCATCACGACCAAGAACGGCACACCGCTGCGTGTAAGGGATATAGCGGTCGTGTCGCAAGGCCCAAAGATTCGACTAGGACAGTTCGCCAGAGCGATTCACCACGAAGATGGAAAGATCGTCGATAACGACGATGTCGTGTCGGGCATTGTGCTGTTGCGGAAAGGCGCGGCGGCGGACACGGCACTCAAGGGCATCAACGAGAAAGTGAAGGAACTGAACGATCACATTTTGCCGCCGGGGGTGAAGGTTGTTCCTTTCATTGATCGCAGCGATCTGGTTCACTTCACCACGCACACCGTGCTTCACAATCTCCTAGAAGGAATGATTCTGGTCTCGCTCATCCTTCTTCTATTCCTGGGCAATGTCCGGGGCGCAATCATTGTGGCCTTAACGATTCCATTTTCATTATTGTTTGCCTCCATCTGCCTGGATTTACGTCATATCCCTGCCAATCTTCTTTCGCTCGGAGCTCTGGATTTTGGCATGGTGGTTGATGGCGCAGTCGTGATGGTGGAAAACATCGTGCGGCATTTAGGCCACCAGAACGGGGTCAAGACGGCGCGCGAGAAAATCAGTGTGGCCTCGCACGAAGTACAGCGCCCCGTGTTCTACGCCATCGCCATCATCATTACCGCTTACCTGCCGATATTCACGCTGCAACGCGTCGAGGGACGACTCTTTCATCCCATGGCATGGACCGTAGCCTTTGCGCTGCTCGGGGCATTGCTGTTCTCGATTGTGATTGCGCCAGTGCTGGCAAGTTTCGCGTTCGCGAAGGGAGCGAAAGAATGGCGCAATCCAGCGATGGAGTTCTCGATCCAACACTACCGTACCGCAGTTCGGTGGGCCATCCGGCGGCGTGTGCTCACAGTCGGTGTGGGCGTGCTGGGGCTTTTCATCGCGCTTTATCTTGCCTTCAGCGGTGTCATCGGTTCCGAATTTCTGCCCCACCTGGACGAAGGTGCGCTTTGGGTGCGGGGCACGCTCGCGCCCAGCGTCGGACCGGACGAAGGTATCCGTGTTTCCAATCAAGCGCGGATCATTCTTTGTTCTTTCCCGGAGGTCCCGCAATGCACCAGTCAAACGGGCCGGCCGGATGATGGCACGGATACCACCAGCTTTTTCAATACGGAGTATTTCGTCGATCTCAAACCGAAAGAGCAGTGGCGCCCTGTCTTCCACGAAAACAAGGACGAATTGATCGCCGCCATGAATCGCGAACTCAACAAGATCCCCGGCGTAGTTTGGGGTTTTTCCCAGCCCATTGAAGACAACATGGAAGAGGCCGTCAGTGGCGTAAAGGGCGAACTCGCCACAAAAGTCTATGGGGATGACTTGAAGGTTCTGGAAGAAAAAAGCGACCAGATCGTCAACATCATGCGGGGTATCAGAGGAATCGAGGACCTGGGAGTTTTTCATGTGCTCGGCCAGCCCAATCTCAACGTAACCGTGGACCGAACTGCGGCCGCTCGTTACCAGATTAATACCGCCGATGTGCAGGATGCGATTCAGACGGCGGTCGGAGGGAATGCGCTCACCCAAGTACTTCAGGGTGAGGCGCGATATGACCTTACACTGCGTTATCTCTCACTCTACCGCGACACGAAAGAGGCGATCGAGAATATTCGCCTGCTGTCACCTTCCGGGGAACGTGTGTCGCTCGGCCAGCTCTGCAAGATCGACGAACGGGACGGTGGTTCCGAAATCTACCGCGAAGGCAATCAGCGTTATGTTGCCATCAAGTATAGCGTCCGCGGTCGCGATCTCGGTGGTGCAGTAGAAGAGTCGATGAAGAAGGTCAACGAGCAGGTGAAACTGCCGTCCGGTTATCACATCGACTGGGAGGGGGAATATGAGAGCCAGAAGCGGGCAGATGAGCGGTTGCTAATCGTGCTCCCCATCACCATCCTTTTGATCTTCATCATCCTTTACACGATGTTCAAGTCCTTCAAATGGGCGCTGCTGATCCTGGCGAACGTTGCCATGGCACGCATCGGCGGTTTGCTGGCCCTCCTGATCACCGGCACCAATTTCAGCGTTTCCTCGGGCGTAGGGTTCCTGGCCCTGTTCGGCGTATCCGTGCAGACAGGAGTCATCATGCTGGAGTACATCAATCAACTCCGAGCGCGACGATACTCGATAGAAGATGCCGCAGTGGAAGGGGCTGTGTTGCGGTTGCGGCCCATCATGATGACCATGCTGGTGGCGACTCTTGGGCTGCTGCCTGCCGCTCTCTCGCACGCGATCGGTTCCGATTCACAGCGCCCCTTTGCAATTGTCATCGTAGGTGGATTGATCGCCGACTTGGTGATGAGCATTTTTCTATTGCCCACGCTATATGTGTGGATTGCAGGCGACCAAGATGTCCTTCCCGCGTCCGAAGAGGGGTTTGAGGTGGGTGAGCATGTGGATTAGGCCCTTGGATGCGATGAACCTGTTAGTCAGCGCCGTCAATATAGCGCTGGGAGTCTTTATTGTGGTCGCGCCCCACCGGGCAGCGGAAATCTGGGCAGCAGAGCGCCTTGAGAGATTGGCTCCCACGAGCAGACTCTCGTTCCTTCGGTGGTATCGGGTATTCGGCGCCATACTTTGTTTGGCGGCCGCACTCTTCATGCTCGATACCCTTGTGTTTCGTTGAACACCCGCACGTTTGGCCCGCCCCGCGCCCTACACTCCTGCCCCTGGGGCTAGGGGTGTAGCAAAATTCCCTCAGGTCATAGTACCCCCGCCATTCGTTGACGGGGTTATACGCACGGAGGGGATTTTGCTCCACCCCCACCCTGGGCGCGCGCTAGCGGTGAGTGCGGGGAGAGGCGGGCACGGGGCGGACTAGCGGGGAGGGGGCCGCGCACTAAGCTTGGGCAGGATGGATCAAGTTCGGAAACTTCTTGATCTTCTCAATCACAGTCGTGTTAATATTCCCCTGCTCGTCCCTACCTATAAGAGATGTGTGAGCAGAATGTCAGCTGAGAGTTGGCTAAAGATTGCACTTCCAGCCTTCCCGCTGGGCTTCACCATTCTTGGTATCGGACTTTACTGGAGGGAAAACCCTATCGCTCTCCTGCCTTATACTCTTTTATCTTTTCAGTCATCTGCTTTCCGCGGAAAAGCAAACAACGCTGAAAACCCTTGCTGGTAGCGGAGTTTGCCGGTGTCCTGCTAGCCATTCGCCATCCAGTGATGCGCGAACTGCTGGGAAAAACGCGGGGAGCCGTTCACGAGAGTGAACTCGGAGATTGCCTGAGGCGGGGAGTTTTGTCGCGTGGCGCGCCGGCGGGACGCGACGAGTCGGTGAGATCCCGGCGACGCGGTCGCTTTTGCCGGCGGAAGCGACGGGTGCGTCGGCGATCGTGAGGGGCGACACTGCGGTTGGTGTGGAAGCGTTTTGTCGATCGGCCAGCGACGGGATGCGAAGTTCTGCGGTAAATCTTGCCGCCAAGCTTCATGGCGGTTTCGGGTCGGTCGCGCCGAGCTCGAGGGCGACGGATCGCACCCTGCAGCGCTCGTCAAGTGTGTCTGTTCCAAAATCCCCTGCTTTAACGGGCGCCCAAGTCTTTGTTTTCAGGGGAGTGCTGGATGCGGCTCCCGCCGTTCGAAAAACACATGATTGCGGAACACCTCGCGCTCTCGCCGGCGCAAAAAGGCTACATTTTGGGAGAATGTCCGCTAATGCCCGCGAATGTCCGCTCTTGTCCGTTGACCGGTGACAGGATCCTAGCGCATGATGCGCGTGAAGACCAGATCGCTGATCGGGTGAAAGGATTCAAACTAACCCCTTCCCAGTGTCTTCGCTCGACCGAGACTTCGGATCGGAGAGAAAAATGAAAACTGCATTTCGATTACTGTTCGCATCGCTCTTGCTCGTTGGGACGACCTCGCTGGTGAACGCCCAGACTCCCGAGGTTACCCACAACACCTGGACCAGCGGCGCGCCACTGCCGACTGCCGTCACGTTCGCAGCCGCAGCGGTGCTCGAGGACGAGATTTACGTGGTCGGCGGAGAGAACGCCGATAACACGGTCACGGCCGACACCCAAATTTACAACCCGGCCACCAACGCCTGGAGCACTGGCGTGTCCTATCCAACGGGGATCGCATCGGCGAGCGCTGCGGTGGTGAAAAACGTCTTATATGTCTTTGGGGGCACCGGCGACCTGGAGACTCCGTCGAATGCCGTTTGGGCATACAGCCCCAAGACCAAGACATGGAGCGCAAAAGCGGCGATGCCGACGGCGAGGTGGAGTACCGCGGCTGTGGTCGAGAAGAAAACCAACATCGTTTATGTCATCGGCGGCAGTATCAACGCCAACCCGACTTTCACCGCCGCAGTCGAAAGCTACAATCCCGCGACTAATACCTGGACCGAGGAGGCGCCGCTGCTGGTGGTCAAGTCGCAGGTAGCCGCCGGCTTGCTCGGAACGACGATTGTGGCCGCTGACGGAGGGACCAACGGGGGAGGGGATACCGGCGACAACGAAGGATACGACGCCACAACGAACACGTGGACGGCGCTCGCATCCGACCCCGCGTCCCGGTATGCATCTTGTTTCGGATCCATTGGTGCGAAGTTCTATGACATGGGCGGAAACTCTGCGTCAACTTTCGCCGATGATTTCCAGCTGTCGAAGGACAAATGGACGACGAC